CATTGCTCTACGTCCACCGTGAAGGCGAAGGAGCTCTGGTCCACATCCCCGCGCTTGATCGACTCCACCAGGTCCCGCGCCCATTGCGCGTCCGGCGGTGTGACCTCATAAAAAAGCCCCTGCTCGTCCTCGCGGATTTGCAGGGTGCCGTTTTTGGTTCTGCCTAGCACGTAGTTCGGATCATGGTTCCAGAGCGCTCTTACATCGCTTTTTCCTATGGCTTCCGTGAATGCGCCGGGGGCGATTTTTTCCCGCATGCCCCACATTTCTTCCGAGAGCTCGTTGAACCGCGCCGCGTAGCCGATGATCTTCAGCGGCTCATTCTCCGTCTGCTGGATCCGGAACTCCGCCGGGATCGCCCGTATTTCCCTGTCCATCCTTTACCTCCTTTCCCGCCATGCTGATAGGCACCATCTGCATCTGGAGATAGTGCTCGTCTCCCCCGTCTACGGGGTTCAAATTCTCCAGTCCACGGACCTCGTTGATGCTCATCCAACCGCTGCGGATCGCCACCTCGTAGGCTTCATATCGTGATTTCACGTCGCCCTTTAACATGCCCTCCGGCTTGAACTCGGCAAAATACCGCTTACGCTCCCCCGGAGAGAAGAGCTGCAGCGAGATTGCCTGTTCAATCCGTTTGAGCCATGGAGACAACGAGAATTTCACGAAGTCGATTGATTGGTGCTCGATGTTTGAAAAAGTGGCTTTATCAAGGTCGCCGATCATGTGAAGGGGGACGCGGAATATCCCAGCGATCTCCGAACGGTTGAACTTGCGCGTTTCGAGCAGTTGCGCGTCCTCGGGGTTGATCGTCAGCGGTTTGAATTTCAGGCCGTTTTCAAGGATGGCCACCCGGTGGGCGTTGTCCGTGCCTTGATACAGGTCGTTCCAGCTTTTGCGAAGACGTTCGACGGCTGACGGGTCTTTGAAAAACGCGTCCGTCTCCAGTACACCCCTCGGTGTCGCGTCATTGTCGAAAAATCTCCCGGCGTACTCGCTCGCCGCTATCCCCTGCCCGATGGCCTCCGCCGCCACCCTCACAACGGAATGACCTCTTAGGCCGTCAAAACCCAGCCCCGGGATGTGGAACAACTCACCCCACAGGAATGTCCGGCTAGTGCCGTCCCTCATCGACACGTCATATACGAGTTCCCCTGTGGTGAGGACCTTCCTGGGTGTGACCGTGGACGGATCGAGGAACCAGAGCGCCGCCACTCTCCCGGCGTTGTCGAGGTCGATGAGGGCGTATGCGTTGCCCCATAAGGCGAGTGATGCGGTGACGGCCTCCCAGAACGAAAACGCCGTCTGATGAGGGTTCGGGGCGCCGTGCAGGAGTGGATAAAGATAATGGTCGGCAGCCTCCTGCCGTTCATCGCCTTTGCGCCGGTAGATTTTGAGCGGCAGTTGCGCTACTGACTCCGAGAGAACGCGCACGCAGGAGTAAACCGCTGAGAACCTCATGGCTTTTTCTTCGTCCACGGTGTGTCCCGTCAAGCTTGCCCCCGTCAGTATGCGAACGATCTCGGCTTCCGACGGGTGTCCTCCGGGGTACAATCCCCGCCGGAAAATGTCTTTTATTTGCGCGAAAACGCTCTTTTTCAGGGTTTTCACCTCCTTTTTTGCAATAAAAAAGCCGCCTCCCGAAGGAAAGCGGCTATTGTTTTTTAGAGGGCAAGGCCCGCTACGCAGTCCCTGCCCGAAGCCCCATGGCCGGAGCCGATGGGGGGCCGCAGGGACAAAACCCTGCGGGGTCATAGTCAGAGGGTCAATATCCCCCTCGATTCATAGATCGACGGTTCGTCACGGAATTCCAGCATGGTAGCGATGGCGGTTATTAGAGCAACTGCCGGGTCTATCCTCTCAGTCGCCTTGTCCTTCGCCGGTTTGATATTTCCCGCCGGGTCTTGCGTGATCATGACGTTATCCATCGCCCAGGTCAAAACGGGGTTATTGTTGTGGCGCAAGTACCCGCCTAAGACGAGCCGTTCAAGCTCCTTGCACGCTGGCGACATGGTTTTATATCCCTGCCGGATCTGCACGACGGGCACTCCGTCGCCTTCAAGGTCGATGGCCCACTTTGTGGCGTTCCATGGGTCGTACCCTACGACCTCCAAGCGCGGGAACATAGCTTTAAGGTCGATGGCGATAGAATTTCTGATGTAGTCGTGGTCTATGACGTTGCCGTCTGTCGCCACGATATACCCGTCCCGCGCCCATGCGTCGTATGGCACGCGGTCACGGCGAACCCTTGCCGCGATGTTGTCGCCGGGTACCCAATTAAACGATAGTACGTGTACCAAATCCTCCTCGTCCGGCTCGAATACCAAGGCGCAAGAGGAGATGTCGGTCGTGGTGCTCAAGTCCACGCCAGCCCAGCATTGGAGGTCTGCGAGCTTAAATAGGTCGAATTCAGCACCGCACTCGCGCCATTTCGACATATCGAGCCAGCGCGTTGCTTGAGTCGTCCACTGATTGAGGTACAGCCGCCGAAAAGTGTTCTGGTACGCGGGAATCTCCTGAGCACGCTTGCACTCTCGCCGCAGGAAATCAAGCTGGACGGACACACCGAGGTTTGGATTCGCCTTCTTCCATACCTTTTCGTCCGTCCAGTCGTCTTCCTCGTCGGCTGCGAACATCAGCGGGAAGAAGGTGGGATCGTCAATGATTTGATCGTCGATCTTCTTGCCGTAGTCGTGTAGCTCCCAGCAGATCGAATTACGGTCATACCCCGCCGTCGTGATGCCTAACATGAGCGGT